CGCGGTCTGGTTCCTCTTTTTGACAAGGGCTTTTCAGAACCAGAAGACGTAATATCCGGATGCAGTGTTGTTACTGAGTGGGCGTTGCATTTTGACGCAAGAAAAGTAGCTTCCTTTTTACGCTCTGAGGCCGTTGCTCGAGGCGCAACTAGGGTAGAAGGAAAAGTAGAATCTGTTAACGCTGATGCAGATGGTTACATCACGAGTTTGGGCACCACGGCTGGAAATATTCCGGTCGATTTTGTTTTTGATTGCACTGGGTTTGCTCGTCTCATTATTGGCAAATTCTTTAATGCACCGTGGAAATCTCACTCACACATGCTGCCCGTAAACAAGGCCGTTCCTTTTTTTCTGCCTTTGAGTGAACAGATACCGCCTTATACCGAATCAATCGCCATGGACTATGGCTGGATGTGGAAGATACCTACACAAGAACGGTTTGGTTGTGGGTACGTCTTTGATGACGCCCATATTGATGAGGATCAGGCACTCCAAGAAATTGAAGCTTTTGTCGGACACGAAGTTGATTCGCCGAGGACTTTTAGTTTCGATGCCGGGTGTTACACAACGCCTTGGGTAAACAATTGTCTTGCTGTTGGATTGTCGTCGGGTTTTATTGAACCCCTAGAGGCAACATCAATTTGGCAATGGACAAAAATGTTGTCGCGTTTCTTATCAACTGGCGTCAATCTTGTTTCGCGCAACGAGGAAAGTAAGTGCAATTTCAACAAAGTTTACGTTGACGAAACCAACGATGTGGCTTCTTTCTTGTATTTGCACTATGTAACAAAGAAGAAGAATTCCGTCTTTTGGCGTGACTTTACAAAAAATAATGCAATGCCAGATGACGTGAAATCAATTTTGAGTATCGTCAAGGAACGGCCAATATTTGACGATATTGACTATCCGTCTCGTTTAGCTTTTGCGGGTGCAGGCTGCACGGTGATTTTGGCAGGAACAGAAATGGCTTCAGGTGAGGACATGAGGTCTTACCAAATTCAGAATTGTGAAGAGTTCTTGGCAACCTACGATCGAATCCTTCAAAATCAAGAACAGGTCCTTCCGATGCTTCTCACTCACAATGCGTTGATTGATCGCGTTCGGGGCGCTTGATGTACGGCGTTGTTGAGGTTGCGGCTGTGTCAGATCAACTCTTGGTGGGGGCTGTAAATGACGCTTGTGCTCTTGTTGAGGAGCGAGAGTTTCAGCGAGGTTATTTGGGTGTGGAACTTTTCTCTCAAGGGAATTGGTTTCACGAATCTCCAGGCATTTGCCGTTTGATTGACGGTTTAGGGTGCGGTTTTCAGTTAAATCAAGTCAGGCTTTTGTGCCAAGAGGCATTGTCAGGGAAGTTTGCTGCCCATACAGATGACGGGTTTGGACTCGAACTGGGTGATATTGCTCGTTTCCACGTTCCATTAGTCAGTGATAAACGTGCAACTGTTTCTGTCTGGGAGAGTGACGGCCAGATTGATCGACATTTGTCGGTTGGCAGAGTTTATTACTTTGATTTGCATAAGCCCCATGCAATTTCTAACAATTCTTTGGTTGATCGCCTGCATTTGGCAATTGATGTTGTTGTTGACGAGCAGACGCTTGAGTGGGTGTCTCGAGGAATACGCAAATGGACTCGAAATGACACGATCATGGCATCTCTTTTGGCTGCCTATTTTTGTGTATTTGTGTGGTGTTTGCCGAGGTGGTCTTGGTGAAACATGCCGAGGCATTGAAGGTTGTAGCTCAAATGGGGTCCTTTTCATATTGGACGAAAGAAAACACCATTGAGTTTTTTGCCTTTATGGCGAAGATTGCCATCATCTTTCCGGGACTGTTATTTGGTCAGCAGTGGTGGTGGCTTTACCTAATTGCACTTTGTTCTAGTTCTTTGCTTGTTTGGACTTCAACGGTAAAGACCCTACCCACGATCATTTTGTTTAATTGTGCGTGGATTTGTTTGGCGTTAATTGCTCTAGGGCAACACTTTTTTTGACAATCCAATTTCAATATGGCGTTACAACTGTCAATAGAATTACAGAAAAGAATTGATCTATTTTTTGCACGAGGAGCTTTGTCATGCGTCTAACGGCCGTCATTTTGCAGTCAAAGAACACCTTTTTGTGACGGCAGTAGCACATGACAACTATCCAGGCCGTATTTGAAATAGGCAACCAAGGGTTCGATATGAACACGGCAGCGTCGGTGGCAACTGTTGCCGCTGGTGTTGTCGCGGTTATTGCTGCTGTGTTTCAAGTGGTCAGGTTGGCGTCGGCGAAGTTTACGCGTGAAGTAACTGAGATTGTGCGGGAGGAGATCGCGAAAGCGACTCAACCTATTCAGCCGGGGTACCGCAATGGCGGGGAGTCGTTGGCTGATATTTCGCACAACATTGCTCGGCTCCTTGAGCATGCCGGTTTGGACAAGGAGTAGTTATGCAAGAGCCGGCGTTGATGGACATCACGATTTATCAGGGTGCTTCGTGGGATTTGTTTTTGACGTGGACTGCTGGTGCTGATCCGGGTGTGCCTGTTGATTTGACGGGCTGGATGGCGGAGATGCAGATCCGTGCGTTGGCGGCAAGTCGCACTGCGTTACTGACGTTGACCACCAGTAACGATCGCATTGTTCTTGGTGGTGTTGAGGGGACGATTCTGTTGCAGCTTGATGCTGAGACAACAGAGTCCTTGGAGCAAGGGGTTTTTGTGTACGACCTGGAGTTGAAGGCCGGTAACGGCGGTCAGGTAACACGGCTTCTTGAAGGTTCGGTGACTGTCGATCCGGAGGTTACGCGGTGGCATTAGTCAGTTTTCCGCAGAACAGGCGTTCGCTTGTTGAGGTTGAGCAGGCGTTCGTTATTTCACTATCCAATGTTGGTCCTCAGGGCATTCCAGGTGTGCCCGGAGATACGGGTCCTACGGGCCCAACAGGGCCTACGGGTCCTGCGTTTTATGCACCAGCTCAAACAGAAACTCCTACTGCACCGCGCGATCCCCAACCCGGTGATCGTTGGATCGTTCCCTAAATAAGAAAGGAAATCTGAGATGTCTAACTCTGTCTCGGACATTAGATATTGGACAGGAACGGCTTGGGTTTCCATAGTCGGTCCGACTGGCGATACCGGGCCTACGGGTCCTCAAGGCGACACTGGCCCTACTGGCGCAACTGGTGACACTGGTCCTCAGGGCGACACAGGTCCCACGGGCGATACTGGCCCGACGGGACCGCAGGGAGATACCGGCCCTACTGGTGATACTGGCCCGCAGGGCGATACAGGCCCCACCGGTGCCACGGGCGCTACAGGTCCTACTGGGCACACTGGTCCGACAGGTGATACCGGCCCGACCGGTCCTACCGGCGACACCGGTCCTCAGGGTCTTCAGGGCATAGGTATGACGGCTCGCGCAGCCGTCGCTACGTACACCGATCTGCCAATGCTCGGTAATGACATCGGTGACCTTCGCATCGTCGAGGACGAAGGCGACTGGTATGCGTGGACGGGTTCTGCGTGGACGAACGTTGGCCAGATTGTTGGCCCGCAGGGCGACACCGGTCCTCGTGGAGATACAGGCCCCACTGGCGACACCGGTCCGACCGGACCTCAGGGTGACACTGGCCCGACTGGTCCCCAGGGCGATACGGGACCTACGGGTGACACGGGTCCTCAGGGAGATACCGGTCCTACGGGTCCGCAAGGTGACACCGGGCCGACTGGTGACACTGGACCTACAGGAGATACCGGACCGACCGGAGACACAGGACCCACGGGTGATACGGGTCCGTCAGGTCATTCCATTGAGGTGTATTCGACGGGGCCGGGGACGCCTCCGATGACGCCTGCCACTGGCGACGTGTGGATTGTCATCTAGTTCGTTGCTTCTGGGTGAGGAAGTGCAGTGAGCGATATTCGCTTCTGGGACGGGACCGGTTGGGTCAGCCTTATAGGCCCAACCGGTCCTACCGGACCAATTTTTCAGAACGTTGATGCAGGTTCGCCTACCAGTTCCTATGGCGGAGCTCCTGTCATTGATTGCGGAGGAGTTTCAGGCTAATGGCTGTCAAAGTTCAGTTCCGTCGAGGAACATCAGGAGATTGGTCGGGAAGCAATCCGTTGCTTGCCGAAGGCGAAATGGGCCTTGAAACTGATACAGGAAAGTTCAAGGTCGGTAATGGTTCACTGTTGTGGAATGCGTTGCCATATTCCTCTGGAGCAACTGGACCTACGGGTGCAACTGGAGCGACTGGTCCTACTGGTCCGACAGGTCCTACAGGAGCTCAAGGAGTTACTGGGCCTACAGGTTCGACTGGGCCTACGGGTCCTACCGGTGCTCAAGGTGTTACCGGTCCCACTGGTCCTACGGGAGTTACCGGTCCTTTAGGTAATCAAGGACCTCGAGGTTTTACTGGACCTACAGGTTCTACTGGTGACACGGGCCCTACGGGTCCGCAAGGCAACGTAGGTCCTACGGGTGCTACCGGCCCTCAAGGAAATCTTGGGCCGCAGGGGTACACAGGTCCAACGGGCGCTCAGGGAGTAACAGGACCTACGGGACCTCAAGGTGTTACTGGCCCGCAAGGAAATCAGGGATACACCGGTCCTACTGGTGATACGGGACCTCAAGGTGTTGCTGGTACATCGGTCACGATTAAGGGCTCGTACGCAACGTATGCGGCGCTTGTCGCTGCTCATCCCACCGGTAGTCGCGGGGATGCGTACATTATTGATCCTGATTTGTGGGTGTGGGATGGGTCTGCTTGGCAGAACGTAGGCCAAGTTCAAGGCCCCACGGGTCCTACTGGTGCTCAAGGTAATCAAGGCGTGACTGGACCTCAGGGCGCTGTTGGAGCGACTGGCCCTACAGGTGCTGGTGGTTCTCAAGGTCCTACTGGTCCTCAGGGTGTAACGGGCCCCACGGGTCCGACAGGTCCTCAAGGCAGCGCATCGACGGTAACTGGTCCTACTGGTCCTACGGGTGCTGCTTCAACAGTGACAGGCCCTACTGGACCTACTGGGGCAACGGGTTTGACAGGTGCAACTGGTCCGACGGGACCTACTGGTGCGGCATCCACGGTTACTGGTCCTACGGGCCCAACAGGTGCTGCTTCTACCGTAACCGGCCCTACAGGTCCAACAGGTCCTCAAGGAGCAGCTTCAACGGTTACGGGGCCCACTGGTCCTACAGGTGCAGCGTCTACTGTCACCGGACCCACCGGTCCCACTGGTCCTCAGGGTGCCGCTAGCACAGTGACTGGGCCTACGGGACCCACTGGTGCTCAGGGGGCTGCTTCAACTGTCACGGGACCAACGGGTCCGACTGGCGCAACTGGCGCCGCTAGCACAGTAACTGGACCTACCGGTCCGACAGGTCCTACGGGTGCTACTGGTGCGGCGTCAACGGTGACCGGTCCTACAGGCCCTACCGGTGCTACTGGTGCTACGGGTCCTGCGGGTTCGTCGTCTGTTGATCCGACGGTGACCGTGATGCTTCTGGGCGGAATGTAGTGCGTTTGTGGGGGTTTGCGGGTGTCGCCTTGCTTGTGGTGGCGGCTGTCCGCATTGTTTTTCCGTGCTGCTAGGAGGGGTGTAATGAAGATTGCTGTGTACACGATTGCTAAGAATGAAGAGCAGTTTGTGAGTAGGTGGGCTCAGTCGTGCCAGGACGCTGACTACCGAATCATTTTGGATACCGGTTCAACGGATGGGACGGTCGCTGCAGCGCAGGCTGAGGGTGTGTCTGTTTCTGTGCAGACGTTTAGCCCGTGGCGGTTTGATGTGGCCCGTAACGCCTCGTTGGCGTTGGTGCCTGATGACGCCGATATTTGTATTGCTTTGGACATGGACGAGGTCATACAACCGGGGTGGCGGGCGCACGTGGAGAAGGCGTTTGCTGAGGGCGCTACCCGTCCTCGCTACCAGTACACGTGGAGTTGGGTACGGGAGGGCGTTCCGGGGTTGGTGTATGGCGGGGACAAAATGCACGCCCGTCATGGCTATTTCTGGCGTCATCCGGTCCATGAGGTTATTACTCCGGCTGGTGTGGAAAAGCAGGTGTGGTGTGGTGCGGAAATTCACCATCATCCTGATCACACGAAGTCGCGTAGCCAGTATTTGCCGCTGTTAGAGATGGCGGTGGAAGAAGACCCTACGGATGACCGCAACACCTATTACTTGGCTCGGGAGTATTTCTATAACCAGCGCATGGACGAAGCCAAGGGTCTGTTCTTGCGGCATCTGGACCTTCCGAAAGCGACATGGAAGCCCGAGCGTGCGGCCTCGATGAGGTGGTTGTTTAAGATCACCAATGACCAGGAGTGGTTGTTGAAGGCGGCTGCGGAGTGCCCTAATCGCCGGGAGGCGTGGGTGGAGTTGGCTCAGGTGGCAATGAAGGCTCAGGAGTGGGAATCGTGTTTGCGTTATGCCACTCGAGCGTTAGCGATTAAAGAGCGTCCCTTGGAGTATTTGTCGGAGGCGTTTGCGTGGGGAGCTGCTCCTCATGATTTGGCTGCTTTGGCGGCATATAAGTGTGGCTATTTTGCTGAGGCTCGTCATCAGGGTGTGAAGGCCTTGTGCATGGACCCGTACAACAGCAGGCTGGTGGACAACTTGCGCTGGTACGAAGCGGCCTAAAAAGAGCCTCACTTCTCAGCAGGCACGGTGCTTCACTTGGTACTCTCGTGTATCAGAACGCTTCACGAGAGGGCATCACAATGCTTGATAAGTTCTCACCGCAGCTGCGGCACTTCCTGATCGGTCTGCTGGCAGCACTTCTTGCTGCCGCATCCCAGCACATTGGCGACCTCAACCTCAATCCTGCCGTGGGTGCCCTTGTGGGTGCGGCAATCGGTTACGGGTTGCTGTGGATCACGCCGCTGACCAAGCAGTACGGAGTGGACTCAAGCAAGGCCGATGCTCCTAACCAGGGAGATCAGTCATGAAGCTGTACACCACCGAAAGCGCCCCTATTGAGGAGCCAAAGCCCACCGAGGTAGTCGCGCAGGTAGAAGCCGAGCACGTGGACGTACCCGTTGAGGCTGCAGCCGTAGAAAACGCATCTGACGAGGATGCACCCCTGACCGGCCATGGCGAAGGACAGTTCGTTGACATTGTTGAGGAGATCTGACATGTCTAATTTCCTTGACAAGACCGTTGATCAGGTCATGGCGTTTTCTACCGGCCAAATCACGCACCCCACCCAGTCGTGGCAGGGCATGTGCCAGTCCCATTGCCGGCACGCCTACGGCGTTCCTGCGTGGGCCCCAAGCGCGATTGCTGCGTGGAAGCGAATCCCAAATGAGTTCAAGCACCGCGGGAAGCCAGAAGACGCTCCTCGAGGCGCAATCCTGTATTACTCAGGCGGAAAGTACGGGCACGCTGCTCTAGCAGCAGGCAAGACCACAAAGGACAAGTGCCTGTCGAATGACTACATGCGCTCAACCAAGATTGATTACGCCCCTCGTACGTTTCCTCGCTGGGGACTGACGTATCTGGGATGGTCCAATTGGACCCCGTATGGAGTGCTGAAGCTGTCGTGAGCCTTCTTGAAGAGATCCGCACTCAACAGGCCGAGCACCGTAAAGGTCCGCGCTGCAGTGTGTGCGTGCTGCTGTCTGGCATGAGTAAAGAGGACCGAGAAGATCTGGAAAAGGCTTTTGCTGATTCCAGCCTTTACACGTCGGTTATTTCTCGTGCTCTTGCTAAGCGTGACGTGAATTTGAAGGATCACGCGATTTCTCGTCATCGGTCCGGTAGGTGCGCGGGCTGATGGGGGCTTTGGCTGACGACATTGTTGAGCAGGCCGATAGTGACCAGTTGCGGGTGGCGCTTGAGCGTACGCAACGCCAGTTGGCTCAGGCGCGTCAGCGCAATGACCGATTGGCTTCTGTCGTGGTGGAGTCTGTTCGTGACGCTGTTTTGGCTCACCCGCTGGACAGGGTTATCAAACCTGCTGCGGACCGCCGTAAGAAGAATGCGGAAACGGCCCTGTGGCATATGACGGACTGGCAGGGAGCTAAGCTCACTCCTTCCTATAACTCTCAGGTTATGCGCGAGCGTGTTCTTCGGTTTGTGGATAAGGCTGAGCGGATTACGGAAATTCAGCGGGCTGATCATCCTGTCAATGATTGTGTGATCGCTTTTGGCGGGGACATGATTGAGGGGCTGTTCAATTTCCCAACGCAGCCGTTTGAGATTGATGCGACGTTGTTTGAGCAGTTCGTGCGGGTGTCGAATTTGATGGTGGAGGTTGTCCGTCGAGCTTTGTCTATTTACGACAAGGTTGAGGTGGTGGCTGAGTGGGGTAACCATGGGCGCCTGGGCTCGAAGCGAGACGCGGTTCCCCGTCACGATAACGCGGATCGTATGACGTACGAGTTGGCCCGTCAGGTACTGATTGCGTCAGGCACGGATCGGCTGGTGTGGCATGACTGCCCAGAAGACATTCAGCGCATTGAAATAGGTAACTATCGTGCGCTGCTTATTCATGGCGACGAGATCGGTCGTAACGGATATGCCAGCGGCAATACCATCGTCAATCACGTCAATCGATGGCGGTCAGGTTCGTACGCGTGGGACTTTCGCGATGTCTACGTCGGTCACTATCACACCCACTACCAGTCCAGTTTGGCCGATGGTTCAGGGGCTGTGTACGGGACGGGGTCAACAGAGAGCGATAACCGGTACGCGTCCGTCGGGTTAGCGTCCTCTGCTATCCCGTCTCAAAGGCTCCATTTTGTGGACCCGAAAGGTGGGCGAGTGAGCGCCCAGTACCAGGTGTGGCTTGATGTCTGAGGATGTTGTGGCTACCAGAGCCCAGTCGTATGGGGATGCGCGTCCCAACATGGTCAGGACGGCAAGTTTGTGGTCGGCCTATTTGGGTGTGCCGGTGTCAGCTCATGACGTGGCAATGTGCATGATTTTGGTGAAATGCTCGCGCGCGTCGGTCAGCCATCATGCTGATAATTACCTCGATATTCGGGGGTATTCCGTGATTGCCGAGTCTCTTTCCGAGGGCCGGTGAGGTGTGGCTCGGGTCAAGATCGTGGCAGGAGCAATTCAGGTCACGGTCGATGGGATTGAGTACACGCGCAGGCAAGTAACGGCATTGCTGGATCACGCGGTTGCTTTGGCGGCGGTTCTTGAGGTGAGTGAAGAGCTCACGAGTTCTGAATCTTCTGGGACACCGATTGGGTTTACGGCCACGGTGGAAAGGGCTACGGAGTTCGTGGAGCCGTTGTGGTTTGACAATGAGGAATAGGTTCGCCGATACCTAGTCTGTGTCTCAGGATGCCTTTTATGGGGCATTGTGAGGCACTACTCTTGTCTTTGAGACGAGGAGGGTTCTGATGGACGAGCTTGTGGAGTGCCTGCGCCGGCTGCTAGCCAGCAACGTGGCGTTCGCTTACAAGGCCAAGGGCTACCACTGGAATGTCATGGGGCCGAATTTTCCCCAGTTTCATGAGTTCTACGGCAACTTGTATGAGGACTTAGACGAAGCCGTGGACCCTATTGCTGAGAACATTCGCAAGTGCGGTGCTTTGGTGGCCCCGACAGTTCAGGAGATCGTTGCGCCGTCAATTGTGGGGTCGTTGGATCCGGGTACTGATCCGATCAAGATGGCTGAGGATGCGCTGGCGGCTAATCAGGCAGTGGTCGATTGCCTGTATGAGGCTTTTGATGCAGCCGAGGACGTCAATCTTGAGGGAATCATGAATTT